ATTATAAGATTGCTGAACAGTATAATGTATCGAGAGAAAGTGTCAGTAAGATAGCTTCTTCTCGTTGTCCTATTGAAAGGGACATTTTAAATTCTTCAACGACTATCGAAAACACACTTAAAAAGTGGAAGTGAGTAGAGTAGGACCAAGTGGTCCGAAACTTAAGGCCCTCAGCACATTATGGTGGAGGTGAAGATATAGTCTAGTCTGCATGGAAACATGCAGGAGTTCACTACTAATACTAGTAGCATTCAGAAACATCTGCGGGCCCATCTAATCAAACTACTAGCTTAGAACCAATTCGCAATTTACTTACAATCAAGGACAAGTCTGGAGTTAATTATAAGCAATTTGCACCTGATGCTATTCGTTTAGCAGATAAGTACGACTTTGCATACGACCGTAACCTTAATAAAGACTTCCTCAAACATGTAGCTATCACTCAGAAATGGATTGACAAGGGAATTTCTGCAAATACTTTCTACAATCCAGAATGGCAAGATGGTAAAGTTTCTGCCAAGGCAGTTATTTCTGACTTATTCTTTGCTAAGGAGCACGGAATTAAGGGGCGTTATTATCAGAACACTAAGTTACCTGATGAACAGGAACAACAATCGGCATGTGCCGGAGGAGGATGCTCCGTATGAGTAACCATTTATTTAACCCAAACCCAATTCAATTTCAATCTCAGCCTCTATTCTTAGGGGAAGGTCGCAATATATCACGTCTTGACCTATCCATTGAACCCCACATTACTAAGTTGCACAACGACGCAATTGGTAAACTTTGGTTTGCAGGAGACTTCAGCCCGTCCAAAGACGGCAAAGACTACCTTAGCTCTTCTACCGAACTTCGTGTACTGTATATGAAGAATCTAAAATTCCAAACCTTATTGGACTCACTAGCCGCGCGCACTGTTGTTGAGGTATTTTTACCCATCACAACTAATCCGCAGCTTGAAGCTTGGTGGTTCCAGCATGGATTCTTCGAAAACTGTATCCACTCGCAGTCTTATGCAGATATTCTTAAGGGACTTCCTGTTGACGCTAAAGCAATTTTTGATGATATCATGGTTAACCCAGCAATCCTTAAACGTGCCGAATCAATCGTAGAATGTTTTGAGGATACTGTTCAACACAATGCTCGAATGATCTTAGCAGACTCTATGCAAACAGGTACTAATAAATTTTACAGTCGCAAAGACCACAAACAATCCATTGTAATGTCTTTATTCGCTCTTAACATTCTTGAAGCAGTTCTGTTCAAGTCCTCGTTCTTAGTTTCATACGCTTTTAAAGAGAATGGAATGTATTCTATAACAGCGGATATAATTTCAAAGATTAATCAAGATGAAGTCATGCACTACTCCTTGACAATCCACTTAATCAATCGTTTACGTAAAGACCCTGACTGGGCGTATATCTTTCATGAGCAATCTAATGCAATTGACGAACTATATATAACAGCAATCCAAGCAGATTATGAATGGATAGACCACTTATTTGAAGATAATGTACGTTTATTAGGTATTAATGACGTTATTATGAAACAGTTTGTAACTCATAATCTATACAATGTAATGGAATCAGTAGGACAAAAGCCAATTGTGGATAAACTTGATAACCCATGTACTTGGTCAAATAAGTACACTCGTCCATCCAATATACAGACTGCGCAAAAAGAAAAGACTTCAGGTAACTACCTATTAGGGATTGTTACCCAAGATGCAGATGCAGCTTTTTGGAGTAGCTTATAACCAGTCTACCTCCGTCTCGCAGGACGTTAACCACAACTTAATTTAAGGAGTCCATATGGACAGAATTTCTAAATCGGAACTAATCAAAACTGTTGCTGCAGCTACAAATCTAACTAAAGATCAAGTAGACACAGCTATAGGGTATACTATAAACACAATTATCAACGCAGTTGCATCAGGCACTGCAGTACACTTAGGTAACGGTTTCGGTACTTTCAAACCTCACAATGTTAATGCGATGGTTAAAAAGAACCCTATAACTCAAGCACCTATTAATGTCCCAGCAAAACGTGTTATTAAATTTACCCCATCTGCAGCACTTAAATCTGCTGTTAATTCATAAGGATACTCATGTTAAAAGAATATAAAAACCTACTAGAAGCTGCTCTTGGAGAAATTACCGAGTACGAAGTTAAGCCTACTAAAGCATCTTCAGCTAGAATCCGTAAGTTATCATTACACCTAGGTAAGAATGGTGCTCCATTACGTCAATATATGCTTAAACTAGATAAAGCTAAGTAATGACAGCGAACTATAAGAAAAATTCGGGTAAACTTGCTCTCCCATTCAAAAGGAGAACTAATGGTTAAACTAACACATGAACAAATCACCGCTAAAAAGAATTTTATTAATTCTTATATTTCTGCATCTAATGCAGCAGATGGAAGTAAGCTAGATGCTAATGCGAATGTATCTCATAAGAACATAGCAACACTATCCGCAGAAATCCATAAAGATATTAATATTCAAGTAAACAGATCCCTTATCATGGAACGTATTGAACGACGTTTTGGAGCAGATCTAGCAAACGAGTATAAACGACAACTTGAAGCACATGAGATTTACACACATGACGAGACATCACTTATGCCTTATTGTGTATCAGTAACACTGTACCCATTCCTATTAGAAGGCCTTAAACCTTTCGGAGGCGAAACTAAGCCGCCTAAACATCTATCATCATTTAACGGAGGTTTTGTAAACCTTGTGTTTGCCATATCTTCACAATTCGCAGGAGCAGTTGCTACAGTTGAATGGTTAATGTATTTCGACTACTTTGCACGCAGAGAGTACGGAGATGATTATCTAAGTACGCATAAGCAAACTATCACACAGGAACTACAATCTGTTGTATACGCACTAAACCAACCAGCTGCTGCAAGGGGTTTTCAGTCCGTATTTTGGAACATATCAGTTTACGATAAACCTTATTTTGACTCAATGTTTGGCAACTTTAGATTCCCAGATATGGAAGCTCCTAAGTGGGAGACATTTAATGCTTTACAGAAATACTTTATGAAGTGGTTTAATAGTGAACGAGAAAAAGCCATCCTTACATTTCCTGTAGTTACAGCTGCTACACTAAACGATGGTACTACTATGGTAGATACTGAATTTAGAGACTTCTTAGCAGAGGAATACTCAGAAGGTAACTCATTCTTCACATTTACATCTCAATCAGCTCATGCATTATCTAGCTGTTGCAGACTGAAGAACGACATTTCTGACTCAGTAAATGACTTCAGCTACTCATTAGGTGCTGGTGGAGTTTCTACAGGTTCTATGAACGTTATTACTATTAATATGAATAGACTTATTCAAGATGGTACTAATCTCACTGAACAAGTGGAAAAAATTCACAAATACCAATTAGCTTTCAAAGATTTATTTGAAGAATACATTGCAGCAGGAATGTTACCTACCTACTCAGCAGGATATATTTCTACTGATAAACAGTACTTAACAGTAGGTGTAAATGGAATCGTAGAAGCCGCAGAATTTTTAGGATATGAAATATCTAACAATGATGCTTATAAGGAATGGGTAGCTTTAACTCTTAAAGAAATTTCAGACTTAAACAAAGTTAATGCTTCTAAGTACGGGGTAAAACTTAACACAGAATTTGTGCCTGCAGAAAACTTAGGAGTTAAGTTCTCTAAATGGGATAGAGCAGATGGGTACTTGGTGCCTAGAGATTGTTACAACTCTTACATATACAAAGTAGAAGATGATGATATATCAGTTATAGATAAGTTCTCACTTCATGGTAAAGACACATCTCAATTCTTAGACGGAGGCTCAGCTTACCATTGTAACCTAGAAGGCTACCCTACTAAGGAAGGTTTCAAGAAACTATTAGATGTAGCAGTTCAAGAAGGTTGTGAATATTGGTGTTTTAACATCAAAGTAACAGGCTGTGACGATTGTGGAAACATTGACAAACGCACTCTTACTGAGTGTCCTAAGTGCTCATCTAAGAACATTTACTGGGCTACCAGAGTTATTGGATACTTGAAGAAAATTAAAGACTTCAGTTCTGAACGCCAGAATGAAGCTAAACTCAGATACTACAATAGAGGATAGTATGTTACACTACACATACCCTCAAATTGTAGTAGAGGAAGTACCAGGGGAAATTTCCTTGGCCCTTTCTATATCTGGATGCCCTCTTAGATGCTCCGGATGTCATAGTGCTTTCACGTACAATGCCTTAGCAGGTATACCCCTTACGTCTAGTGAACTAGATAACCTTATACTTAAACATAAGCACATATCTTGTGTACTATTTTACGGAGGCGAATGGGATGTTGAAGCTCTTGTACCACTTTTACAGCAAGTCAAAGCTAGTAACCTAGCAGCTTGTTTGTATACTGGTTTTGAGCTCATAGATATACCAGATACCCTACTTAATATATTAGATTACATAAAAGTAGGACCGTATATAGAAGACTTAGGAGGACTTGCCTCTAAGAGCACTAATCAACACCTCTATAAATTAACTAATGGAGTAGTCTTAACAGAGCTATTCTTTAATAAGGATTTCAATTGACACGGAAACAATACGAAGACAAACTGAGTATTTTAGAGACCTCTGATGCACCATACGAAGTAAAAGAAAAAGCCATTACTGAGCTTAAGCTTAAGTGGCAACAACACAACCCAGCAGCTGCACATATTTACGCAGACGCACTAGTAGAAGGAGGAGATATTGATGGAATCGACTAAACCCTTAGTAATACAGCTTTTAGGTTTGGCTCGTGCTGGTAAGGACTTTACAGCACAGTCTCTCAAAGATTGTTACGTCTCTAAAGGCTACACTGTAGAAATTAAATCATATGCAGCTCCTATGAAACGTATCGCCGCAGCCTTATTCGGAATATCCTTAGAACAACTTGATGATTTTAAAAATCGATCTTCAGATGTATCTATCGAAGTCTACGATAATCGTAACATACTCGATAGAACAACTCCAAGTTTTCAATTAGAGTCTAACTTTCGCACCTTCCTACAACGTCTTGGTAATGAAGCAACTAAGTCTGAATTCGGTAACTCAGTTTGGGCAGATTTAATGGCCACACACATTGAGCAGTCCGACGCAGACATTATTATCTTATCTGATTGCAGATTTTTCACTGAAGTAAACGCATTTCCGGAGGCTACTTATGTAAGGGTAATTAATCACGCTTTAGCACCTCCTATGCAGCATCCTTCGGAACTTGAATTGTTAGATTACCCTGCCAACTTTACTTTAGATAACACAAACTATAAGGCTACCAAGGAAGCGATTGTAACTTTGGCAGAACTTATTACTAAAGAACACTAACCTACCTGCCCTAACTTAACGGTGTTAGAGCATATTGTTAAATCCGTTACTACTAACTTTTAAGGAACTTATTTATGAACATTTACCACACTGACCTAGACACATTCGACAAAGGTCTTGAGAACCAACTAATGCTTGAAGCACAAGTCAAGTTTGCTATCGCAACTGATCACACACATTTAATCGATTCTAATGACATGATATTTGAAATCAGTGTTGAAGGTGATGAAATTACCATTACTGAAATTGAGCCTGACAGTGACGAGTGCACTGATTGTGATGATGAACTTGATTCAGATGAATTAACTACTCCTGAAATCATTGATCTCATCATTCGTAACTCTTTACTATCTTCGGAGCCAATCCGCAAAGAGCAAGCTGACACTATGTTAGTATTAGCACAGCTTAAGCATGTATTGGCTGCAAACTAATGGAAACTGTAGCAGGGGTGCTTTACACTAAGCCCCAAGTTACACTACTGCAGCAAACTGGGATTGGAACCTCTGAGTATGCAGCCCGCTCTTGTTACGATAGCTTTGAAGCTAGCGAAAACTGTGCAATAACAGACTTAGATGGACTGCTAAAAACAGGAACACTTCAGTTTAGAAACCAAACTCTTGAAGGCACTATTGCTGGAGTAAATGATATTGAGCATTCTGACTTACTCGATCAACTTGCTTGGACACATTTCCACCATAGCATTCTTGAACACGCAAACTTGACATACCTTATTAAAGGTATCTCAAGAGGCGTGTTGCAAGAGCATGCACGTCATCGTATCCAATCTATCTCTGTTCGCAGTACTCGTTATACTCTCAGCCCAGTAATTAATGCATTTGTTGCAGAAATATTAGTTAACAGCAGCAACACTTGCCCAAGTGACTGGTTTATTAGCACAATTCTTGCACAGGATTTATTCGTTACGCAGGACAATGAGTATAATGTTATCCAAGTTGTTGATATTTTCAACCGTCTTAAGTATCAGTTTACCCAGCTCGGCAAAGAACATTTCATGCACTTAGCTGTAGCAAAGTCATCTCTTGATTGGACAACTTCACCTATTCAACATCCTCAAATGTCAATAGAGCAGTCAATCTTTGAAGGACTGCAAGCAGGTAAGCGTAAGCGCAACGTTGGGGACAGCTTCAAACATATTATTAATGACACTTGGAAAGTTGACATGGTTGTTACCATGAACCTTCGAGCACTCAAGAATTACCTAACTTTACGTGATTCTGGAGCGGCTTATTTTGGGATACGTCACTTAGCTGAAGCAATGAAGCAAGTTACACCAAGCAAATATTTAGATTTAATTATCAAAGGAACAAAGTAATGGAAAATCCAATCAAGTTAATACATAAGTTTAACAAAGAAGCAGGTCTAATTGACCAAGGCTACAATGACTTTTTGGAGTCATCTTTTCAAATCGAGGAAGCTCTTGAAGGCTTTACTAACAATGTACGTTTAGCAGAACAGCTAGGAATTTTAGAAGAACCTGAGTGGGCCTTCCCAAAGAACATATCACGAACTATAGTTGCTCTTGCACAATCTCCAAACAATGACATCATATCTGACGTAGATCGCTTGGATAAAGCATGCGACGCAGTCGTATTCGCAGTGGGCTCTATGGCCAAACTTGGACTTAATCCACAGGAAATTACTAAGGCTCTTAACGTAGTTATGCACGCTAATTTTGCTAAATTACATATGCCAAGAGATGAGTTTGGCAAGTTAACCAAACCAGCCGACTTTGTAGGTCCTGAAGCTGAACTGCAAAAGATCCTAGACAATCGAGGTATAAACTAATGTTACTCTCAGACCTAGTTAAAACTGCAGGCTTGTCTACAGAGAAAGCGTACGACTTACTAAATAGTTTGTCTGAAGTGTTGTCTACAGATGTGATCGAACGATTTGTTCATGATAATATCTCATATTATCATGCAGTAGACATCGCTACATCAGACGATTCGTTTCGTGCAGACTATTTGGAACTCAATCTATTATACCCTCTTGAGCTAGCTGAGCAAGTAGCCAGATTTCCTACTGAAGTTGCATACCATTTAGCCAATACAACTCCTGCAGAAGCTACACAGCTTCTTGAGGAACTTCTCTACTATCGCAAGCAAGGACGTATTTAATGGACTTAATTATCATCGGTTTAGCCGTAGCAGCTAACTTAATCATTGTACTGCACAAAGCACAGAAGGGTCAGTATTTAAACGCACTCATTGACGGCACTTTACTTGGTTTAGTTGCTGTATTCTTTAGTGTATCAACTGCTGCATTAATCATTGGCACAATAGGTTCTCTTGTTGTTTCATTATACTTAATCAAGTTCCCATTCACTATAAAGCCTCGCAATGCAAACGTTTAAGACGCTCCTAACTACATTTGCTTTACTTGTTTTTGTTGCTCTATTGATTGCATCTTGGTATGTTATTGTAGTGATTGCTGTTGTAGCTATCTTGTATCTCGGTACATCCAGCTACTACAAGATTAAGGACACCTCATGGAGCTCTTAATCTTATTAGTTATATTTCTTATTCTATTCGAGCACATTACAGGGCAAGGCTAATCACCGGTCCTTCAATTAATGTGCCGAATAGATTACTTGGTTTCGTGTACAAACTGGTTTTATTAAGTAACTTAGTTATCGGGTCGAAGTACTGATCTATTGGCGTTTCAACGTCTATATTCGTCATTCTTTGTGCCGTTTCAGTTAATGCCACAGTCAACCCTTTATTTGCTACCATTCTTGCCATTGCTGGCAGTACCCTGAAGAAGTATTTAGTAAATGTTAATGCTCCCACGTCATTAGCATATTTTATGTACTTATTATCCAGGTACCCGTAGTTTACATGTAACCCATCCATTGCATTTAACCAGCTTTGTGGTGTTCTTTCCCCTTTTAGGAATTTCTCTATTTCCTTTTCTGTTGCCCCGAACAGATACTCCCCAATTACCTTATTATCTTTACCCTCTTTGTGTAACTTTTGTGCTTGCTCTTTTGCATCTAGCAGTATTATTACTTTATTTATTGCATCTGAGTACAATGTCGCTTTCATTATCGAATCGTGTAATGCGTTATCTTTTCGTATGTACAACGTATCTACTAGTGTTTTTAGCATGTTCTTACCGTTTTTACCTTCTGCTTTACCAATCACTTCATTTATTTTACCCTCAATTATTCCCTCATTATCGAAGTACGACGTGTTCAAATCTTCGAATATCACACTGTATTGTCCATCCTCAATTATCTCGTGCACCGGATTTGCTGCCATCTTTGCATCCAGTGCTTTAATTTCCCTATCTAACCCAGTTTTCCCAGTCTTTCTTTGCAGGTCTAAGTCAATTCTTCTTGTACGCAACTTTTGATAGTCATTCATCATACCCCATATCTTACGATACTTATTCAGGTACGTCATTGGATTTTTATACGACGTATGCTGTAGCGCAATCATCATATTGGATATATTATTACCTATTACTGTTGACCCCGTAAATGCTACTATGTATAGTTTCCAGTGCCTAATCATTTCCATTGCTATCTGCTCAAATTTCTTAGCAATTAACTGACGTTGTTTACTATTTTTTATCCAGGGCGCATTTATTATACTCGCATCGTGATATCCGAAGTAGTCTATTAGCATACTTTCAGTCACCATTAGTGGCGATTTACTGTTATTTATTTCAGTCTTTATGTAGTGTGGTAACATATCCCAGTATTCTTTGAACTTACCCTCGCTCTTTGGTCCTATCTCAATGAACTTGAATTCCTCACTTCCTGCGTACATTTCATGGAATCTTCTTAGGTAGTTTAATGATGCGTGATTACTTAGCATAGCTTCCTGTTTATGTGTTATGTTTGATACCGTTGATGCCACAGTTGTTATTATGTCATCTTCCATTGTCATGTACTTAACCTTATCTTCATACGGGATTCTTATTCTGTAGTCGTATATCTGCCCCATTCCAGTCCGTTCTGGTACTAGCGTAGTCCGCAACTCGCCTTTGTGCTTGCGCAATAGTTCGAGTCTTACTTCTGCATCTTCCTCTGTGAGGTCTCCCAGTTTCATCATTGTGTACTTTAAGCTGTCACCTTCATTTGATAACTGTACTACTTTTAGTAGTCCTTCACTGTATCTTGTGTCCAAGCTATCACCCATCATCACATATATGTCTTTACCTAGCAGTTTACTTAGTTCTTCCTCTTTACCCAAGTTGTGTATCTTAGCTTTACTCAGCGCTTTCATCTCAGCTTCGTCTACCAAATATCTTTTCTTCTCTTTTTTGAAGTGTTCTTGCTTTGCACCTTTAGTTACGTGCATCTTGTTGTTTTTGTATGCTTTATCCAGTATCTCAGCTTGTTCTGTACGTACTAGTTCCATTGCTGCATCAAATCCACTTTCATTCTGTTTCAGTGCGTTTAGTGCTTGTGTTTTGGTCTCTGTGTCCAGTTTTTGCATTGCTCTTAGTGTTATTGCTTTATCTATCGCAGCTATTATTGCTGGTGTAGTTTTTGCTATCTTATCGAACGCTATTTGATGCGCATTTGTGTATACATTTACCGAGTTACTTCTATTTGTTACTAGCAACTCTGCTGTGTTTTCTATTTCTACTAGTACACTATCACTCAATCCTTGCACAGCTTCTTGCAGTTCTGTTTCTATCTTGTTTTCATCTTCCAGGTATGTTATTATCTCTGCACTTGTCCCAAGTACCTGTGCGTCTGCATCTAATAGCACACGTTTTGCCGCACCTCTTGAGCGTATGTCCAATTCCCCTAATTTGTATGTATCGCCGAGTAATTTAGCTGTTCTACGCTGTACTGCAACTACCTCTTTTTCAACGAACTCTTTACTTTGTTTGAACATTTCGTAGAATTTTGCTACATCTGCATTTTTCATACTTTTATTTAAGCTGCTGAATATGTTGTTTTGTAGCACTATACTTCTTGCTTTTGCCAACCCACGTATTTTCCATATGCTGTTTACTATTTTCTTAATTTGACCTTTTTTACTATTATCTATCATATCTTGGTAATTCTTATGTTCACCGTCAATTTTTGCTGTTATCCCAGCTATACGTCTGTCCGTACGGCTAATTGTGTCTAGCAACTTTTCGTATCTACTCTTATCTTCTTCTTTACGTACTCTGTACTCTACTTCTAGCAGTTTATCTAGCAAGCTTACAGCATACTCTTGTGCACTTCTATTATTTAGTTTACTTGCTGAGTATATTCCATTTATCATGTCTACTATCTGGTTCCAAATCTTCGCCCAAATTCGTTTCTTCCCATCTGAGTCCACTTCCGCAATTTTACTTATCAACTCTAGTTTAGTCGCAGTTGTTACCCCGAGTAGTGCACGTACTATCGTTTGGTTAGTTGTAGCGTGTGCTAGGAACTCATCTGCAGGCCATTCAGTATTCTTGAATGAGTAATCCCAACGTTCTTTAGCTTCCTTTATTTCTAATTCTGTAGGATTATTTATTCCTTCTAGGAATAGTTTATATCCGTCGCCTTTGTATCTAGTTTCGAACTCAACTACTAGTGCGTCTCTTAACTGCTCTACCTCATATCGCAGCTCTGGATGTTTCTCCATTGCTGCTTTAACTAGCACGTGTTGCAACTCTTCCGCAAGTATCTCAGTGTTTGTTCTGTATTTCGTATCTCCGAACAGTAGTCTAATCTTGCCATTCTTTGGATCTGCATCTCCGTATGCTTTTTCGTTTGCATCTAGTGCTTTGAAGAACTCCACATCAAGCTTCACATCCTTACCTGATTCCATTAGTATATTTTTGTATGTAGCGAATATATTACTCAGGTATCCTTTGTAATCTTCTGGCAAGTTTTGTCCATCTTCTGCAACTACTCTAGCTACTATTTCATCTAAGTTTTGTACCACTGTCCCACTTACTTCTGTTAGCAGAGGTGCTGTTATTCTTCTAGTCTCTGCACTACCCATTTTAGCAGTGTCTATTTGCACATAGTGTGACCCATTAGTTGTCACCCCTTGGGCTAAGTCTATTATGTACTCTCCATCATTTATGGATACTACCCCAGGACTCACCATGAATGTTGACTTTACTGGAACGAAGTGTGCTTTGTAGTCATTTGTGCTTTCCAGCATTATTGACTGCCCTACCAACCCTTTAACTTCATCTATGTACTGACTAATCCGCTTTGAGGGCACTGTGTAACTACCAGTTCTTCGTGCTCTACGAACTAATCTATCCAGTTCCTTAGCTTCTTGGGCTTGTTTTGTTACTCTATCTAAGTAACTTATATCATCTGTTTCTTGTATTAACTCTTCTAGTACAGTTTCACAACTCATTAGCATTCCTTTAATCGTTCTATGTCTGCTTTTTCACTCGCAGCTCTATCTTCTAAGTGTATTGTACCTTTTTGTTCTTTAAGTTCATTTAACTTTGCCTTTAGCATAGCTTTAGTTTCACTGTCTATTTCTAGTACAACTGGTACTTTATCAGCCTGAGCCTCAATTATTGCTGCAAATCCATCCATTACATATTCTAGTACATTATCTTTTACTTTTGGGCTTAGTCCTAGCATGTCTAGCAACGTGTCAACTAACTCTCTTAGCATACCTTTACTAAGTTTCTTCTTACCATCCGTTTTAGTTTGACTTAGTGCGTACATTAATCCAGGATTACTCATTGCCTCAGCTAGGAACTCTTCTACGTTTGTCTCCCAGTATGTGCTGAATACGTCTCCACTATACGCTAATCTTTGGATCTTATCTTTATTAGCTAATGCTTCTTGGTACAGTTCATTTATACGCAATGTTGCCTCGGCTTCTGGATTAGCTCTCATGTAGTTTAGTGCCCCAGCATGTATCAGTTCATGGGTTACTGCATGACCACCCTTAACTCCAGCGACCACCTTTAATACATTCTCTAGTACATTAGCCTTATTATCTTCTACGTATTTTATTATATCTTTTGAATTTTTTATAATATCTTCTGGAATTATGCTGTTATCCATCATATACTTACTGATTAGCCCGTCCTCAATAGCATTATCCATCTCTTCAGCTGTTGGGATAGTTGCTATCCCGATAGTATGTGTTTCATAATTATAGGTAGCAACCGTTATTTCATTTAACTTACTAGTGACCATACTCTTAAGTATTAACCCTGGTACGGACACTGTGGTAGGTTTAGTAAATTTATTTATTACTTCTCTAAGAGCACCGTAGTATTTATCATATTTACCTCGAACGTAAGTTTTATCTCTAGCGTATAGTTTCCAATGCTCATTATTCTCCATTATTTTTTCACGTACATGCATAGCATTCATCTGCACTGTTCTATTATCATTAGTTTCTTTGTAATTATTGGTATTATACCCTAAGCTAGCACCTGCCGCATATTCTGAATTTTCAATTATTTCAGCTAATTGCTCATGTGTTAAGTCAGTCATTACTTTGAGCACTCTTTGTTGCGGTTTCGTTAATTGTGAATGTACCCTATACTTATTAAGTTGTGTAATTGCATTTTTTAACACTGCAATATCTCTACCATCTAACCCAATCGCATCCCACACTTCGCCATCCATTGTTCTGATTTTTTGTTGATAGTTCATTTTAAATTTAGTATCGTGCTCTTCAACATACCCAACTTCATCACCAATTACTGTTTCTCTAACATTTCCATATGTTTCAAGCAATTCTTCAATATCTTTGTAGTTTAGTGTTTTAGTCATGTCTTTAATATTATTCTTTGTAGTACTAGTCTGTTTTTCTTCAAGGTTTAAAAACTGCACATTTTTTTCAATATCAAATACTCCATATTGATCATCTGCCCCAACAAAAAACTCAGTCATATTATGCGCTATAATCCCATCATTGCCTGATTTATCTGCATCAATTGTTTCATTAATGAGTCTCCCAGTATCGTGATCTGTTGCATCTACCTCTCTAGGATTTACTAAATTAATCTTAGCCTCAAATATTTTTCCAGTTTTATCTGGCTTACCTTGATTCAAGGCTTCCTGTAATAACTCTGCACTTTTTCTATTTTTAAAGAAGAATAGGGCTTTCTCTTTAGAGTTAGTTTTTAATGCAGGGTCTATAGTACCCGATTGAGCGTAATGGTAAACAGTATCCTTAATTTTGCTATTAGAGCCAAACCCTGCACCAGCTTTAGTTTCTACATTTGCGCCTTCACTTTTTGGAGCTGTTTTTTCATCTCTAATTTCCATTTTAGGCTCTTTACCGAGCAATCCTTGAAGCTGTTTTGCAACCTCGGGATTAACTTGTTTACTCAACTCAGTTATGTATTCTTCTAATCTACATGCCATTTAGCAGTCCTTTGTTAGTTCTTTTAATGCTACACTGAATTGATTACTATCAACTCCTGCTATTTTCTTAGCTGTGTCACGCATTATTCTTTTAACTGAGTTATCTGAGCTTTTGAATAAGTTCTCTAATTCAGTTATTACTTCTGCAGGTATTTTATCATTTACAGCCTTAACTTCCTCTTTTTGAGCTATGTCTTCTGCACCGTTCACCAACCATTCTAATCCGGCCTTAATCCCAGCTTTATCCGTATTTTCCCCATATACTGCATATCTACCTGATTTGTCTACTTCAACTTCACCAGACGCTACCCCATCCACATCATTAGCTGCCGCATATTGGTTAATTGTTAATTCTGTATCTGCTAGTGTACGTCTTTGTACATCTATTTTGTCCAGTATTTTAATTACTTTTTCAGTAACTCCATTAAGTCCTTCATCTACTTTTAATTCATGGATTCTTTTTAGGTCTCTCATAGTACTTACTGATAACTCTGGAGTCATTTTACTATCACCCAGTACTTTTAGCATGTACTCCATCTTTTCAACTGCTTTACCTAGTACACTATGTCTTGTATTCACATCGTAGAACGCTTTATTCATATTTTGTATCTGAGCTTCATTTTTCTTGTAATCTGCTCCCATCATTACTGCATCGTATATGTTTAGGATTGCATCTACATGCCCTTCAATCATTATCGTTCCATCTACTGCGTGTATTGTTGTTACTCCAATTGCACCGATATTAGCTTCTAACTCTTTGATTATCTTGTTGTATGTTCTGCTGTAACTTGCTGTACTTTGGAAGTCATTTGTATTTATGGACACACTGATTCTATCACTTTCTGTGTCACTTTTACCAGTTTTCCAGTAATCTATTGACCCATCTTCAATTGCAGAGTCTGTTGAGTAGTAAGTTCCATCTTTTATCATTTCTAATTTAATCTTACCCAATTCATCAAACGTCAATTCTCCCATCTTACCTTTACCTAATGCAGCAACTTTCTCATTGAACTTCATTTTGAACACTGTATAGTTAACTTGTTCAACTGTTTTTAGTGCTTGACGGAATTCTATTACTTCATCAAATGTTTTAACAAATCCATTAGCAAACGGCTCTTTAATCTTCTCATTAATTACTCTTGTTAACTTAGCTATTTTCCAATCACTTAGATATGCGTACTGTTTAGCTTTATAAACCCCCATAGCTTTTAACTCTTTTGCGGAGATGTCCACTAATGTTAATCTACCTGTACCATCTTTTTCATAGCGTTTATACTCTGCTTCTACTCCATCTATTCCAGCGAACTTTAGTAGCTCATCAATTTTACCCAATGCCAATGCTCCAGGAATATAGCTATTACCTATTATTAATGACTCAGCAACCGCTTTAGTGATGTTACTTAGCCCAGCACCATATATGAATGTCATTACTGGATTCTTCATGAAGTTTCTCCACTTACCTTCAATTAATCCATTTACTTGTTCAGTTAACTCAACTCCTAGTGAGTTTTCTATCTTTTCAATCGGACTCTCATAGATATCCTCATTGCCAGCATCTTTGTAATCACCGTGATTTTGGAACTTATCGTCTTTAGCGTATACTCCTGCTTTTTTGAGCAAGTCTTGTGTGAACTCTGACCATCCCATTTGCATTAGTACAATTGCCATACCATTGGTAATTCCATCTGCTTCCAGTGCCAAGTTTGTTGATATCTCAGTCTTACCAGATTGTATGTCTCTTAATAGCTCTACTGCTTGTACCAAGTGTAGTATTGTTTTACTTCCAGCTTCTAGTTTAGCAGCACTTGGGTCAGCTTCCATTAGCTCAGCTAATTCTTCATCTAACTTGCGCACATTACCTATGTTGAACTCAGGATCTTCTACCAATTTCTTGAGCTTCTTATTGTTACCCCACTCTAGTTTTACTCCGCTATCTGTCTTTACCAATGTCACAAACTTTTTATGTAGTTCTACCAACCCGTTTTCTGCGGTAGTTTTATCTATCCCAATATCCAATGCCTGTGCAATTGCCAATTCTAAGTGATTTAGTGACTTTTGATCTATTGTCGCAGTATCTACTTTAGTTATCATATCATCAGCAGCTACAAGGAATCTACTTATACCACTACTTTGTGGATTAATTAACTTACCACTCATCATACTACGTCCACTTACTGTATAGTCCCATCCTATGTAGAATTTATTATCTCCTACTAGTTCATGCGCCATCAGCATACGCTCTATTACTAACTCCTCTGAGCGGAATTTAGCCAACTCACTCTCTAAGTTCATTGTCGCAGTTTTCTCTATTAGTTCTGCTTCAGTACCTAGTATCGACTCTTTGAACCAATCCACGTAATTGTATTCAAAGTCTTTTATACCCTCTGCTTTTTTAGTCTTTACTATTTTTGCAGCTTCTTCCTTTGCCTTAGCAACCTTTTCAGTCATTCCAACGAATTTCCATGGTCTTGAGCCTTCTCTATTTAGGTAGTCTTTAACTCCTTGAGCCAACGGCACATCACTATTCTTAGTTGTCGCATCTTCTTTTTTAGTTATTGGTTTTAAGCTTATCTGACCTTCATCTTTTGCAGCAGCAAATTCGAATACTGTTGCCATACTGCCAATCTTTTGTGTGTAGTCTTTTTGTAGCTCTTCTAAATTTAGTACCCTAATCGCAATATCTGACGATGCTGCTTTTTGGTTTTTAGCACTATCTTCCATTTCTTGGTAAACTGCAGCATCCCCAACAATCGTAACTACTCCTCTTCTGATTGTATTAGCGACTGTTTCACCTTTTTTGCGCATATTTGCTACGGACACATCTTTACCATTATCTAGCGTAACTCTACTAGCAGGTAGCAAGTTATTTATTACTAATACTCCTAGTGCACTTTGTAGGTCAGCTCTTTCTTGTATTGTTAAGTTCGGGCTTAATTGTAGCTCTAATTGCTCCATCATGAATCTTCCCGCATTCTCTCTGAACACAGCTTCTGGCACATATTTACCTGCTTTTATATCCCGTTTGACCTTAGCTTTTTGAGGTACTACACTATCTTCATTAATGTTATTCCATATTGGCCCAAATCCCTCATCCACAGTATCATTCATTTGTTCTGAATTATTCAATCGCACGTCTATCATGTCTTTTAGTACTACTACAGAAGCAACGTTCATTGCCTCTTTTACATGTGCACGTATTTCATTTTTATACTTCTTGTACTCTTGATTGCTATTTTCTTTATCAGCTTCTAACTTCCACAGATTCGCAAATGATACCCCTTTGTCTCCCATAGTAAATTCTACTAATGGATTTACATACCCGTCTTTACCTGCTTCCTGTACAGGGAACCATTTGTGAGCAAACGTTTCATCCCCAGGAGCCACTCTCATTGCTGCAAACTCTTGTAGATTCTCCAGTGCATCTTTAACCATCTGTGTACCATTTTCATTCTTACTAATTATGTTTGGCATCAAACGCATAATCTCATCTATTTCAGCATCTTTACTTATCAGCGCACTCAAGCTATTCTCTAACTTATTGTTTGGCTTTACCAAATTCCCCAGTACTTCTTCCATCCCTGCACGGATTGTTCTAGCTTCTCTAGTTACTTCAGCTTTTTGTTCTTTTTTAATCACTCCAATCTTTTTAGCCAGTGTATTCATTTGTGCTTCTAATGCACCTAATTCTGTCGCAGTAACTTCCTCAGCATTAGCCAATTCTGCGATTTTTTTGTAGTATTTAGTTATCGCACTTTTCAGTGCTTTAATTACTGCTTTTAATTGTTTCATCCCGTCTTTGAATCTACTCATACCTCTAACGTACACATTATCTGGCGCTTTCTCTAATCTATCTTTGAGCACCTCTACTGAGTAAATCTTTTTGTACGCTTCGTGTAAGTCTGTTTTAGCTTTTTTGATGTCTTGTAAATACTCTCTTTGTAGACCTTTTAGTACTTTATGTTTTGCTTTCATATTTTGCATATCACTCAGTGCCTTATCTAGCTGCTTATCTAACCACTCAGTGTACGTACGCGCTTTGGTAACTTCTTTTAACTCTTCCTTACGCGTTTTCATATCCACTTCAACCGTTGGGTTATATGGACCACTTGTGGTATCCCCTTTAACTACATCTTTGTATTCATTTTTACCTTCATCTGCACCAGTTGGCACTTTAGTCTCTGCTCGTTTTAGTAATTCAGTTTCAAGTGCTTTACCTTCATTAGCCTGTACTTGTAAATCCTCATCTGTAAGTGCTTTACCTTGTTCTATTTTATCTGCTACAGTACTTATTGGCCCATCATCTATATCCATCTCTGTGTTAGTTGTATCTACATTCTCGTAGCTTGGCACACTGTCCCAGTGCCTGCCAGGCTCATTTAGCATCTCATTTAGTACATCTTTTCCTAAGCGTGTAGATGTGTCATTTAAGTCCATGTACACTTCTCTACGAATTGCAGGATCTTCTGAGTTAGCTTTTAGTAGTATTTCTGCGTGTCTGCCTTGATTTGCATACATATCATCACGCATCTTCTCGAATCTAGCTAGTAACTCAGGATGCTCTTTACTATTTTCTAGTACCTGAATCTTTGACTCCATTATTTTAATCAAGTCTTCATTTTCATCTATCTTGTTGCTTAGTATATTTTTGATACCTGGTAGATTATTCAGTATCTTCTCGCCTTTAACTACCGTAAACGGCCATACTTTATCTATATCACGATGTTTTACGAATTCTGCTAACTGGTCTACATGTCTAGTTTGTACACTTTCAGGTATTCCTTGTATACCAACGAAATTTTCTATGTCTCTACCATGCTGCTCAGCACTCTTCTTTAACCCAGTTCTGGTGAGGAACCCAATCTTTTTTATCTCATTGGCAACATCTAAGTATGTCTTTTTAATCTTTTCTTTTGCAGGGCCATTTTGCCCATCAGTAGGCCCTCTATCTTCTGAGCCCAGCATTTTAGTTTCTGCTCGTAGTGCATCTAACTCTGTATCAATTTCACTCATACGCTCTAGTATTACTGAACCTGAGCTGCCCATCAACTTCATACTCTTTACAGCTTTTTGTAGATTACCATACTGCTCATCATCAAGGGTCATTAGCTTAGCGATGATGTCTCCATTAGCTACTTGGTCTAGCCCATACGTATTTAAGTATTCATTTGCTTTTTTTATGTCTACTTGACTATCAAATGCAGCTTTTAGTTCATCTTCTTGCATATCTAGGAACGCTATTTCAGCTAATTTATTACCTTTAATGAACTCTGCAGTCTCTTTTAGCAATTCTTGTTGTGCAGTAGGGTCAATTTTGTATGTACCTTTAGCAGTCTCTTTGCTTCTTGTGTAATTTACCAGTTTTTGTACTAGCATATACTTAGCCACATCTTGCGCTTCTGCTGTATTTAGGTTGTATAGTTTAGCCATCTTATCAGTAGCATCTTGTAGTATGTTACCTACATTTTTACCGCCCTCTTCTTCGCGTCCTCTATATCCGTACTTCACCATCGCTTCTGGATTAGTATGCAAGTCTACTGCAAATTCAGCCACTGTTTCAGCATATACTTCTTTTGCTTTTGGGTCAGTTACTTCGAACCCAGTAGTTCCCACACTGTCCCACATATTGAACTTACCATCCATACCTATTGGTTTAACTGTCTGGTCTTTATTAGCGAAGTTACCCATTTCATATTTTAACTTCTCATCTGCGTATTGTGCTATAGGACTAGTTACATCTTTTAATGCTTTTGGTGTGGACATTAACCCACCCCCTGCCGCACCGAATATTGACCCAGTTAGTATTTTATCACTTTCGCCTTGTAACAGTTCTGTTAATGTCTTTCCTTCATATTTAGCAGCACCTTCTTTAGTTGCAATTGCTTCTACTATTCCATCAAATGTCTCCTGTAGTGCTTCCACAGGCATTGACTTACCATACTGCTTACCTGCTTTAACTAACCCATTCCATATACCTGCTTTTGTACTTTCCGTTACCTGTTTAATCCCATCTTTTATACCGAATGATAACTTCATTGAACCAACTTCAGCTGCAGATGCAACTCTAGCCATTACCCCCATCTGTAGTATTTTACCGAAGCTTGGATCTTGTTCATTACCGTTTTCATCTTTATTATTAGTTTTATACTCATCTATCCACTGGTTCATTCTAACTGCCATATCAGCATTAGTCATTATTGAACCTTTTAGTATATCCACGCCTTGCTTACCTATAGTGTATGAGTCTTCTAGCGTTTTTAGATTAGCTACTTTTTGTGCATCTGTTAGCTCTTCTGAAGCTCTTACTGCTTTCATTTCTTTATCTAATTTTGTCGCAGTATTACTTACTACATTACCTATTTCTGCAGACACTTTTGGCATTAGTTTTGCACCAATCTTTGCACCAGCTTTAACCCCTATTCCTGCGGCTCCACCGGAACCAGCAATTTCTAGTACTTGGCCTGCTATTAAACTTGGATTAGTCATTGCTATACCAGCAGCTTTCCATAGAAGTTTTTGGTTTTCAGGCTCTGTTACTTTACCCCAAGTATCCATATCAAACAAATTAACACCTGTTTCTTTAATTAGGTTAGTGACTTTTTGCATATCCGCTTCATCATATTTAGCATCATATCCTGTAGCCGAATCAGCACCTTCTCTAAAGCTCTTCTTTAAATCGTCTGGCATTAGATCTATATCTATATTCTTACCTGTAAATTGGTTATATAGTGCTTGTGGACCCCATGTGACAACCTCTTGCGCCACATCTGCTAACTCTATCGCACCTTTGCCAAGCGCAGCAACTCCACTTGCAACCGTTTGATACGCTTCATCTAAGGCACCTTCGTGCGTTCGTTCATACCCTGACTGTCCCAGAATTTCATCTATAGGTGTTTTTGCAACTTTAGTATCTTTATTTAGTATGTTGTAATCGTATGGTGTATTTTTACTATACTTATGTGTTGAACCCCACATCATTGGTTCTGGTAGTATTTCTTTACCACCTGTTGTAGTATACGGACCCTCTAACTTTCGCACAGTTCCTAGATTTCTACCATATAGGTTCTTTTGTTGTTCTGGGGTCATATCTTCATACTTAGTTTGCTCTACTAATCCAAGTGCAGGTAATGCCTTACCTTGAGCATCTTTGTATCCTCCAAGCCATTGATTAACTGTATCTTTTTGCTTCTCGCCATAATTAAATACATCTTGATCAGTCGCAGGAACACCCAACTGTCTGCTAAGTATTTCTTTTTGCTGATTAATATGCTTTCTATTAGCTTCTTTACTTAACCAATCTTCTCCATGGTATGTTTCCATAGCATCTATGCCACGAATCCTTGTTAAGTTTGGTTGGTTATTTATACGAGGTGTGTCAGCATCATCTCCTACATCTATTTTAGCAACATCATACAATGTATTAAATGCACTTATTTTAGCATCTGTCTTTTGTTGGAGTAGTGTTATCTTATCATTTTCTGCGGGAAGTACGCCAGATAGAGCTTCATTTAATTCTGCATCAGTCATGTAGAATCCTTAGTGTGTATATTATTGATACTATTGTATCTTATACACACTTAATAGGAGCTTACTATTTAATTAGCTCGCCTTTGTAGTCGTAGTACGAGCCATTACTTTTTTGAGCAGGAGTTAATGCATTTATTAGTCTTTTGTTAATATCCTCTAAACCTATTGCTGTTTCAGGAACTATTTCGCCATACGCATTACGTGTATAATCCTTAGCTATTGTTTTAGGTAGTTTTTGTGCTTTCACAATGTTTTCAGGAGTTACTTCTGTGACTGCTTCTTTACCAATCTTTGGCATATTAAACGCAGGATTAACTTCTAGTATAGCTTTGCCTTTTACGTGTTTTATGTAGTATGGACTTTGCCCCGATTCATCTTTGTACGCCATTGCTTGGAGCGTTAGTCCCAGTGGTTTTTCTACATAAGTGCCGTCATAAGCTTTCACATTTACTGTTTGTCCTTTGAAAACTTCATTAATTCTATCAGGATTAATCTCTTCTGCACCGCCTATCACAGAACTACCGAATCCACCCTTATCTGTAACTCTTTTAGTGTATCCAACAGCTTCTTTAGCTGAAATGTTTAGTAGCGATGCTATATTATCATTGAATTTTATCAATGTATCCGCTCGTTGATTATCTGTAGATGAACCTCTAGCCCATGTACTTCCCAAATTAGTTAGCTCCTCGACTAGTGTTGGATCACCACTTGTTAATCCAGATGTTGGTTTTTTAGCTGTTCCAGAGCTTTCCCCATCTTTATCTAACCCAGTTCTATATGTTGCAGGGTCTACTACTAATCTTCCTTCTCTAGTAGCTTTATTGACTTCCCCAGGTGTTAGCATGTTTAACTTACCATCCACATAGTACGCACTTGAAGTGGGTTCTTTACCACCTTTTATGGACTCTTTATATTCTGCTAACTTATACTTATCCTGCATATCTTGTATTCTTTTAAGTGCTGCAGCTTCTAGCTTTTGTTTGTCATCTATTTCTTTTTCAGGTCTTGCCATAGCAGCCTCACGAACAGCATACAGTTTAGTCGGATCATATTCTCCTGTTGGTAATGAAGCTACACTTTTCAGTGTGGCTAGTCTAGCAACAGGATCTGCATTATATCCTTTTGACATTGTGTCATACTTAGCTTGCAGTGCTTCAGGAGTAGCTCCTTTGTTATACGCAGCATTTAGCTGTTCCCCTTGAGCAGGTGTTAGTACATCTGTGCTATAGTTTTCCAGCTTATTTGTGTAATCAATCAGTGCTCTCTGGCCAGCAATATCTCTATCATCTTTAGTAGCTTGTAACTGATAAGTTTTATCTGCCTGAGCCAACTGTGCTTTTTTGTACTCTGCTTCCGCAGACATTTGGTCTCTTACCAACGCCTCTTTACGTGCTGCATCTTCTTCAGCCAACCCTTGCTTCATCATATCAGTCAGCGCACCTCTAGCAGATTCTAATCCTTGTATAGCACCTCTTGTAGGATCGACGACATTGCCGGTATTGAAGTTTAATTTTGGTATTGCCATATTCGCACCTTTACTTGATCACTATTTTTGACAATGCTTCTTTATTAGCTTGTCTATCAGCTATTGCTTCAGCATTACTTGCGTATTGTTGGTTTAGTAAGTTTCTTTGTACTTTAGCAGTTTTTGCTGTATCGAAGTAACTAGCCAATCCCAACCCTAACTGTCCTGCTCCAAGTCCCAAGTTCCCTGCTGTGCCCCAATCTTTGTAGTCCCAGTCACCAACACCTAACTTATCTAGGAACCCAGTTTCTACTGCAGGTACTCTTGCAGCATTTACACTATCGGTTAACCCGCTGTATATGTTACCATCATCTCCTATCCGGAGATTTTTTGTGTAGTTATCCCAATCTAAGTCTTTCAGGTCCGGACTCACTACCGAAGTACTTTTGCTCGTATCGAACACAGTCCCAGCTAATCCAGCCCCAAGGGTATTATCTTTATCCGCCATACTAACTTCCTTTAGTTTATTTATTGCCACAAGTCTACTACAATTTCACTTAAGTTTGCATTAACCTAAGTATCCTCTGTATTTGACTTTGCTTGTCGTGCCATCGTAGTACTTATTGAATGCTTCATCAATTTTACCCTGCGTCATACTATGTGGTATGCCTTGCATAAACTCATTGAAGTCGTATATATTATAGTATGGACTACTGAATGTGTAGTCAATTTTATCCTTTAACCCAGGACCTGTTAGATCTTCCAATTGCGTCTCTTGTTCTGCCACAGCTCTTGATAGCTCATCTAACCCATCTGCGGGAGGATTTATGTACTTAGCATACACCTGGAACCCTTTAGTAGCCCAGTTAAGTACATTTGTCATTGTTAGCTGTGTTGTATTCATAAACGATGATTTAATGAACTCTCCAAGTGCTCCTAGCAACTCATCGAAGCTCAAGTCTTTAATCACTGCCATTGCAGTCTGCTCGGAAGCTATTTTTAACATTTCCTGCTTAACTAAGTCTTTAGCCACATCCGCTGACATATCTTTTAACTGATCTTTCAAGGCCTCTTCAGCAGCTTTTTTAGTAGCTTCTTTAGCAATTCCTTGAGCAATTGCATTAATTATATTAATTATCCCTACAATAGTAGCAATAACTCCAAGTGTTTGACCCATCTTACCCATGTACGCAGCCCATGCAGGGTCTGATTTAGCTAGTACTATTGACAACCCCATCATTGCTAGTGACCCAACTGAGAGTATAGTTGCCGCTAATGCCAGTGAACCTCCACCGCTTGGAATGGCGGCAATTATTGCAACAACTACTATAACTACAGCTATTACCGCAGTAACTATTTTTTTCCATGTGCTAACTTTCTTCTTACTATACCCTGTAGTTATACTCCCTGTAATCCTAGTATTGAACTCTTTTGCAGGCATACTTTCTACAGCACTAATTTTGTATCCTGTAGCAGTACTTCTTGCCCAGTCCAACAGATCTGTGCCTACTGCTACAAAGTCATCATCTATGTAAGGAGT